GTAGTATCCAATGTTGATGCTGCTCGTGTTGTTGATAAACCTGGATACCATACGTTAGAGGATGACGTGGGTGCCTGGGATGCTTCTGTTGGTCGTGAATTGTTGAACACCGAATATAAGATTTTTAAAAAATTTGGTGCTCCACGGGCTGTGAAGCAATTGGTGAGAGCCAATATTGACACACATGGTGTCACGGGAACTGGGATTAAATACAAACGAAGAGGTATGAGAAAATCCGGTGATCCTTACACATCAGTTGGCAATTCTGTTTTAAATGGTCTGATTCACAATTTTATTTACCTTGACCAAAACAATGTCAGCGTCTTGAATTCAAAGAAATTATTATTTATGTTGGTTCAGGGGGATGACAATTTGTTGCGTTATCATGGTAACAAGATTGATTGGAAAAGGGAAATGGCTAGGTTTGGATTTGATAGTGTTGCGATACATCGCAACAGTATCCTCCAGGCCGAGTTTTGTAGTAACTTGATGTATGAAACATCGAATGGATATTGTTTTGGGCCGAAACCTGGAAGAGTTTTGGCCAAAGGTGCATATTTTGTTAATCCACCTTTGAATGTCCATCCGTTGTCTCTGGTTAGAGGTACGGCCTTGGGGCTGTACCCATCATGCCATGCTATTCCACCAATACGCGCTTATTTAGATAAGTTGTTAGTTTTAACAAGTGGTTACAAAGCGTATTATCAGAAATCTGATGAGTGGAAAATGAAATATGACTGTTCATCCATGTTGCCCTATTCAACTCTTGTTGATAGGTATGGGTGGTCACCAACCTACCAGGAACAGTTTGAGGTGGATCTGGTGGGTGTTGGTTTGGGAGAGTGCTATTTACCGTTAGCACAGATGCTGTGTGACTACGACACAGCAGGTCCCAAGTATATTTTCATTTAGTATGGCATGTGGCGCTGTAGATTCCTTAATGTGGAACCGCCAAAAACAGACGACAGTGCTTGAGATACCACAATCATGGTACCACTGTAATAGGATAGATGTAATGGCTATTTATAGCAAATGGGTTATTCCTCATGATGGTTTGCCTATGGTATAGGACTTTGTCCCTTACCATCATGTTGCAATTTGCCACCGTTTTACGAGCGGTGCTTTGGCG